GATTGTGGGTTAATAAATACTGGGCGATCACGGACGCGAGGATTGGGGTTTATGTTTCGGTCAATCGGCTCGTAGCCGGCGGCGGCGACGTAGATTTGCCTTTACCCGGCGAGCGCAAAGCGTAAACAAGGAGCAGGCCGTAAGAAGCCTAAGACCACAATGACAATTCAAACTTTAGCCAGCCAGTTGCGCGGAGGCATTTTCGTGGTGCCAATTCTTACCCGTGCTGCTGGTTGGCTTTTTTGATTTATGAAACGAATGACCGAGACGAGAAAATGGCAGGATTCATGGTTCATGGATTTGCCCGCAAAATACAAACTCGCGTGGTTTTGGATTTTGGATAACTGCGACCACGCAGGATTGATCGACGCCAATTCCAGACTGATGTCTTTCATGGTTGGGGAGCCAATAGACGGGGAGGAGTTTTTGCGGATGATGGCTGGGCGCGTGACCAAACCTAAAGCCGGAAAGTGGTTCGTCACTTCGTTTATCAGTTTTCAATATGGGGCGGAATTGAATCCGCGCAATTCCGCGCATCGTGGCGTTTTGCGAATTTTGAACGATCAGCAAATTGAATGTCCGGTTGCAGTTTTTAAGGAGAAAAATGAAGGGGCTGACAAGCCCCTAGGAAGCCCCTCGGGAGGGGCTCAGGATAAGGATAAGGATAAGGATAAGGATAAGGATAAGGAGATGCAGCTTAGAGCCGGAACACTGCTTCGCAAACGTGCGGACACGCTTTGGGACCATGCCGAGATTCGAGCCTATGCCAAAAACAAGTCCGTGATTGCTGCAACGGACGAAGCCGACTGGCTCGTGCTGGAAAAGTTCTACGCAGCTCCGCAGGCCGAAACATTCGCAAGGAAGTCGCTTGCGACCTTGCTCAACAACTGGAACGGCGAGATTGACCGGGCAAAGAATTGGCAAATCGAAGCCGGCAAGAAATCCAAACCCACCTTCACCCGTGAAAGCACCATCGACCGTTCTTGACCCATCGCCCGCAGAGCGCCGGCTGATCGCGGCGTGCATGGCTGGCGGCGTGCAGACCGTGGCAAGCGCGGTCAACCAAGGCATCAGCGCTGAGACCTTCGCCGACCCGATGCTCGGCGTCATCTGGCAGGCGCTGGTCCAGACCGCGACCGAGGACAAGGACACGCACGTTTTCAAGGTCGGACGCCGGGCCTTCGGTTCGGCTATCAACGCCGAGACGATGAGCGAGCTGGCGCAAATCGCGGCGCTGGAGCCGACGTCGATCTTTGCAAAGGCGCTCACCATCGAAGTCATCAATGACAACAAGCGGCGCAAGGCCGTAACCAAGCTCGGTCAGGCGCTCCACGCGGTCACTCCACGCGAGGGCAGCGAGTGGGACGAGGACTGGTCTGCTGCACGCAAAGCGATTCACGAGGCCGAGATCGCGGTTTCAATTCAAGGCGCGACCAAGAGCCTTTCCGCCATCGTGGACGAATACATCCACGACGAGATACACGGGCGCGAGGCGGGCATCGTAGGAACGGGAATACCCGGCTGCGACGAGTTTCTGGGCAAGATTCGCGCCGGCGAGGTCTGCGTGATTGCGGGCAGGCCTGGCGTCGGGAAGACCGCTCTGGCCATTCAGATGGCTGACTCAGTGGTGCGGGGCGGCGGGAAAGCCATGATTGTCTCACTCGAAATGCAGGCTCGGGATTTGGTCGGGCGGCTGGCGAAACAACGGCTGGGCCGCAGCGCTGGCATCGTGCGAGGCTGCACCGCGGCGGAGTATCAATCGGCGAAGACCTCGTGGATTGCCTCGGCGCAAAAGATGAAGGCCGACGAGAAGCGGCTGCACATCTTCGAGGTGCGTCAGGTCAAGTCGGTCTCGGACATCGAGGACCGGGTGGCGATGCTCAAGGCTGCGGACGCGTTGCCCGACGTGGTGGTCATCGACTACCTGCAACTTCTCCACGCGGAAGACTCACGCGCACCACGCGAGCAACAGGTCGCGCTCATGTCGCGTAGGATTAAGCTCATGGCGCTGACGTTCAACGTGGCGGTGCTTTTGCTTTCGCAGCTCAACCGCGAGGCGGAGAAAGAGGGCACGAGGCCAAAACTTTCGGGCCTGCGCGAGTCAGGCGCAATCGAGCAGGACGCAGATCGGGTCTGGCTGCTTTATCCTGACCCCGAGGTGATGGCCGCACCCGATTGCCCGACCGTGCAGGTTGTCATCGACCAAGCAAAGAACCGCAACGGCGCGGGCGGCATCGCCAAGGTGGTCGAGTTCTTCAAACCCAGCTTTTCATTCCACAAAAAACTATGAGACTTTACGACGAACAAAACCGGCTGCACGCGGAGAACGGTCCGGCAGTCACGGATTCAGACGGCTCGTCCGTGTGGTATCATCACGGAAAAATACACCGGCTCGACGGGCCAGCGGTGCGGATTGTCGCGCCAGACGGCAGCATCGCAGAACAATTTTGGGTCAACGGGACCGAGATCGTCGCGCCGCAACTTTTACCATGAACAACACAAAAGAAGAAATCGAAACCCAGATGATCGCCCGGCTGAAGCTGAGGACCGAGATCCAGCGCATCGTCCGCTCAAGCACGGCTGCACTCGAATCCGTCGAAAAGGAACTCGCTGAGCTCGTGATCCAACTGCAGGAACAATCCAAACCATGAAATCCGAAACCCAAAATATCCAGGCGGGACCGATGTCCGAAGCTTTCGACATCATCACGCGGACCGCGACCGACATCAACGAGCACCTGCCGATGCTTTACTACCTGGCGCAGCAATGCGACCACGTGACTGAGTTCGGTGTGCGGACCGGGGCGAGCACGCTTGCATTTCTGCACGGGCTGCAAGGCCGGCCGGCTACGCTGCGCAGCTACGACATTAACGACCAGTACGGCGTCCAAGACTCGCTCACGCGGTGGACGAGGGTCGAATGGACTTTCTCGATCTGCTCGACCTTGTCGATCACACGCATCGAGCCGACCGATCTGCTCTTCGTGGATACGCTGCACAATTACGACCAGGTCAGACAGGAGCTCGCGCTGCACGGCGATGCTGCCCGGCGCTGGATTGTATTCCACGACACGGAGACCTTCGGCCTGACTGGCGATGACGGCGGCCGCGGGATCAACCAGGCGATCACCGAATGGCTCCAGGCAAAGCCCGAGTGGCGCATCGTTTACCGGACGCACCGGAATAACGGGCTGACGGTGATCGAGCGCCAAACGGGATTGTGATTGACTCGCAGCGCAATCCGTCAAAAGCGATGCAGAAACACATGACGACGACACAACACGACCAAGACCAACGAGAACTTGAGGCGCTGCGCTTCTCCGCACGAGCGGCGCGGGCCATCACGACGCTGGAGATGCAGCGGCGATTGATTACCGGAGAATACGGCGAGCGGATTAAAAAGATTAGAGCTCTGATGCTTATCCTGCATCAGCGCGATTCAATGGGTCAGCTCGGCATAGATGGCATTGATGCGATTGATATCTCGCCGGAGTTGCGGCGATTGATTCACAACCCGGTCATGGATCTGCCAGTTGGTCCAGTAAAGTCAGCATGACGACCTTCGATCGGGCGGCGAATGTTTCGAGCACCTACGACGGCGCACGCTCGGACAGCGCACAGCTCTCGGCTGAGATCATGGAGCGGCTGGTCGAGCTGCACGAGTTGCGGATGACGAGCGCGGCGGACCTATGTCGCAGACTCGGGACGCTGGCTGACATCGCTCCGACCTTGTTCCTTGTGACCCTGAGGTTTGGCTCTGGCGACGTTTCAGCGGTTAGGAAGAGCTTCGAGGAGATGGCCAAGGATCGAGCTTTTACGCGTCAATTCCTGCACTGGGATTGGCACGAGGAAATCGCGAAGGTGCGGGATGTTTTCCCTGAGCTGGCTCAGCTCATGATCGACTACCGGCAGGCCACGGACGAAGGCGAGCGGACGGACCGGGATGAAGCGCCGTGAACTACGTGGAGCAGATCAAAGCTGAGCAGGGGAAAGGGCGGACCGGCAAACCGCGGTTCGCATCGTTCTCTGGGTGGCTCGCAAGACGCCGTTCCTTGCGTTTTAAGGCGATTTGTCGGCTTCTGAGGGTCTGGACACA